ATGGTGCCGACAGCACGTTCAAGTTTGTCAAGCATCTCTTTAGAGAGATCTTCATAAATATCCAGTTTACTTTCTAAAACTGCTAGTTTTTGAAGACCGAATGCCATGATCAGACATTCTTGATAGCAAAATCAAGTGCTGCCTGGTAAGTTCCTGCATCTTTGTTGAGCATGTATTGGAACTGTTGCTTGTGAGTATCATCCAACTGAGCATAGCAAGCAGCGATACGCTTAGCAGAGAAGTTGTCTAGATTTTGTACTCCACCATCAGCAAACTGGATCTTTGCAAAAGATCCTTCACCCTGTGGGTTTAGTTCGGAAGTTGCAACGTCAAGTGCAACCTGTACTACGTCCTGATTTTCGATCAAAATCACTTCATTCATATCAATATCCTCTTTTTTAAGTTTCTTAGTTTGATCTGATGCCTTCTTTTTAAAGTCAGACAGACGCGCTTTCATGAGCGTATCCATCTCTTTGGTTTTACGCATCATTTTTTCTTTTGCTTCTCCACGTTTCTTTTGGAGATCTCTTTGGCGACCCAGTTTCTTACCCTGAGCAATCTGTTTTTGAGCTCTCTCAGTATCTGTTTGCAGAGCTTCGGTTACGTTTGTGTCTTCTTTCATTTTCCTTTTATTGATACGGTCGAAGAGAGAGCGGGCACCCTTAGTGCGTCCATCAACTTTTTCATTATTTTTCTTATACTTACGATGCTGTCTAGGATTTACCATGACAAAAGCAGGTGGTAACTGGAGACCAGAACCATCGCCAGCACTATTAATCATCTCATTCATATCAGATTTAGTGTTTTTAGACATTCCTCGTCAGCGTCGTTTTCTAAAGAAGTTGGTAATCTATTTAGAAACAACATAAACGCCTTAATTTGACGCCAGTATGTTGCTTCAGTTTTATAAAAAAGCAGCGGAGTTGCTGCTTCACCAAACACATTATACAATACAATCACATGATTTAAAATCAAATGAGTTTTGAGTTCACCCGTCGTCTCGTATCTTTTTAACAGTCGTTTGATGTACTTAAATCTCTTTAAGTCTTCTTCAAAGTCAGCATAAGTTACGGACGACGGGTTGTTATAATTTTGAATGGCAAAGAATAACCAGTTGTCTGGTGTCAATTCATCAAAATTCATTTAGATCATGCGGTGGTTACAACTGCGGTAGCAGAGATTACTTCAGGAGCACCATTGCTAGAGTTGATCTTAACGCGGTATGAACCAGCATCAGTTGTAGCGTAAGTAGCAACATCAAATGTAGTTGCTGTTTCGCCAGCGAGATCTTCCCAGCGTCTGCCATTCTTCTTCTGCCACTGATAAGTGAGAAGCGAAGCATCTCCAGGTGGAGTAGAGATAGCGTCGAGGACGAGGGATAGTGCAGCACCAACTGCAACAGCAGTATCTGCTGGTTGAGTGTTGATGGTGATGAGGACTGCTACGTCTGCTGCTTGTGCGTCGTCTGCCTGAGTTTCAGTTCCATCGGGATTAGCGATGAAGACCATCTGCTCTGCTTTGTGACGGGTAGCACCAGAAGCATCAGTGTATGAAAAATACGACCACCAACCAGGAGCGTTTAGACCACGCTCCTTGTTAGCTTCAAGTTGTGCCTCAGTTTCATCTACAAAGATGACCTGCTTTGCTTGTGACGACGCAGCGATGCCTCTACCAGCTTTGGTGACGTTGGCATTACTGTCAGTTCTTCCGTATAGAGACATGTTTTCTCCAGATAAACTAATTTTCCTAAATTTTATTTATATTCTCAGGCTTCTTCGCGGGCAGCAATTGCTTTCTTGACAACCTCTAGAAGGTTATCATCCATTTCGGTCTTGGTTAGCTTGACTGCTTTCTCTAGAACAAGAATACAAATCTCAACTAGTTTTTCACCCAGTTCTTCGTTGTCGGGAACTTTGGAAACAGCGTCTTTTACAATCTTCGATGCAAGTGGGAGTAGAAATGCGAGCATGATCTTACAGCATAGTGCAAGAACTATTTATTTCTCCCACTCATCTAAAATGTCTGTCAACTTTGCAAGGAACTGTTTGAAGGTTAGAAGCGTGCCAGAACGATGATCGCGGCGTGCTTTTGCTACACCACCTTCAAATGATTCTTTCTTGTTCTTATGCTTCCAAGCAGTAGCATAAGCAATACCTTCTTTATCTTTCGGATAGTTTTTCTTTATGTGCTTGACCATCCGCTCGTACTTTTTTCCAGGGGGTGCTACCTCCTTGACTAGATCAGGATGTGGAGCATAGAGAGGTCCCTGGTAGTTACCAGCAAATTTAACATCTTCGTTGGTTACGTTAGTAGTCATACCCTTCTTCCCGTCAGGGATATTAGGCATTACTTCGACATTGCCTTCTTTCTTTTTTGACTTTGCCTTACGTTCTTTTTTATCGCAACCACACTCCTCTCGGAATTGTTTAAACGATTTCATTTTTTACCCTTCATTGCAATAATTTTGCTGACTTTCTTACGACGAGCATGTAGATACTTGTCAGACTTATCTACATCACCATCGTTGTCAATGTCTTTGTCCTTTCTATCAGAATGATCGCCCTTGAGTTCTTTGTGATTGACGGGATCAAGATGTTTCTTCTCTGCTAGTTCCTCACCCTCATACTCAACACCTGCTTTGACACAGTTGTCAACGGTCTTACCGCCCTTCTTCTTAGTACCAGCAAGTTTGTATCCCTTCCAGCAAGCCTTGCCATCGAGACCCTTTGCCTTCTCGATTACATAGGTCTCACCATCGATCTCATACTCTTCACGCTCAAGAACTTCCTCGTTCTTAGGAGCAGCTTCCTGTCCTACATATCCACCTTTCTTAGCGGTCTTCTTACGCTTAGTGGTATCTTCAATCTCAGCACCATTGGACTGAGGATCCATACCATCGAAAGGTGCCTCATGTAGATTTAGATCTACAGGAGCAGTGTTCTGGAAGGTATCACCACCCATCCATCTACCATATGCTTCCATCAACCCAGACGAAAATTCGTCATTGCTGTTGACGGTATTAACTGGCTTCTGATACTTCATCGTTTAAAAGGGACGTTCTTCTCGTATTATTTATAGATCTAATGTTCTTAATCCACTCGCGGAACATGTGTCCTTCTTCTGCAATAACTATAGCATAGTTACCACCCACTCTATGGATGTGTCCCTTGTCTCCCGTGCGGGCAGACATAACAGCATCACCTTCCTTAAATATTTCCTGCTGTCTCTGTTGTTGACGCAGTGCTTCTTCTCTTAGTTTTTTGAAATCTTTCATTTAAAATCTTTTGGTAGAGCCGATGCAATCTCAGTCATAAGAGCACGGCAATCATTATCATTCAATGCTCTGGGAATACCTTTCCTAAAGGTATTGAAGTCACCAGCAAATGCTGCGCGTCTCATTTTAGTTCCAGATATAGCAAAAGTATCTCCATCAGCATCTCTACTTCCTGAAGATACAATGTCTATTTTTCTGAAAGAAAAATCCTTTCCATTATATTTATGGAGGAATTGCATAGCGGCAACTCTATCAGACCCCACCAAGAAAATAACCTCATCATATCCAGCGAGCATCAAATCTTGCAGGATTTCAACGGGTTGTCTTGGACCAGAATGAATTTTTCCCCTATGTTCTGGGAACATTTTATTCATGTAGAAAAGTTTTCTATCTGGAGGAAGAGGATTGCTACCCTTTGTATCAACAGTCTGAGAAATGTAGATGCGATAGTCATGTTTACCCGCAGCACGTTTCACACCATCAAAGTTCTCTTTGTGTCCTGTAGTGGGAGGTTGGAACCTACCAAATGTAAAGTAGCAAACCTTTCCGTTTAACGCCATTGCTTCTGTAAGGTGAAGTTATTGTAAGCAAACTCCAGGCGATTGACAAACTTGATCATGCTGCCATCTTTGTGAAGAACATATCCTTCTGGAGTTGTGACCTTGTATCCCTTCTCTGTTTGAACAAAAGTTCTGAACTCTTCAAGGTGGTCTAGTTTATCTATAACCATTTGCTTCACTGCTTGTAGTTCCTTATACAAGGTCAGCATCGCCTTGAACTTGTAGACATTATCCACAAGATAGTTCTCACTCTGATAAACAAGGTTGCGCTTCTTAACTAGGTTGGCAGGTGTCTTGATCTTAGCAAGTTCCTTACTCATCTTATCATGATAGAAGTTTGCTAGATCATACAAACTTTCATCGACGTTACCAATGCTTCTGGCATTCTTGATCTCATTATTGAAGAACTGCTTTAGATAAGATGCGATGTGGAACTTGGCATCTCCAGTTGTGCCAGTAGCACCAACCAGTTCGTCTAAGAAATCACCACAGATCTGACACATACGTTCGATCTTTTGAATGTAACGATCGAACTGTGCCATCTCAGTCCTAGAAAACCCAACACGGTTCATAGGTGTATCATTCTTTACTACTAATACATCTTGAGAACCGCCTACATTAGCACCTGCTTTTGCTTGCATTTCTCCAAGAACATTACCAGTATAATGAGTATGGAATACTACGCCGATCTTTGCTCTACCTGCAGCTTTACCGATAGGATGATCGACAGGAATACCATAGGTAATCGTGTTGGGTCTGAAAGTATAGAGTTGCTCTCCATTAATTGTTTCCTTTTTAATATCGGATGTGAAAAGAAGATCTCCTTGGATAACACCTTTAATGCCTAGATCTTTGAAGTAACGTAGAGAAAACTTCAGTTTTTCTGCAAGGTCACCACTGTAATATCCATCGACATATTCCTCTGTATAGCAGATCTTTGGTTCAGTCTTGTTAAAGACAGACTTAGTACCAACAAAGAACTGACCAGTAGCAGGATCAGTGCCACAAATAACAGAAGGAGCACCATCCCATTTGGTCTGCATGAAACCGCTGCTCTCCTGGTGTCCAAGCATCTTCTTGAGTTCCTTGAGAAAAGAAACCGCTGCCATACACCCATCGATGCCATAGTTTAGCATCTCATCTTCCAGGTGTTCTAGGTGTTTTAGTTGCTTTACGTTTGCCATCAGACTGTATGAGTAACTCTTCTTCCGCCTTGTGGGTATATCGACAATCTCATACCACGAATACCAAAGTCACTCCTAACACCCTTAGCACTAGGATCAATAATTTTTTCCCACGATCCTTTCTTAATTGCCATAAGGGATGGGATGTAATCTCCAGTCATGTCATCTCCGTTGTTATGAACATGATCAGCAGACATAGTATAGTAACCTGCTTGTTTCTTTAGTTTTGGAGTTCCTTGGAATAGAACATGAACATTCTGCTCACCAAACTGTTTGCCATAGTCAGGTCCATAGAGAGAATACATTTTCAAGTTCTTATCGATGATGTTACGTCTAGCAGCAAATCCACTGACCTGTGCCCAACTAGTATTGACACTAGTGTAATTTCTAACAGCTTCCACAAACGCTGTAACTTCGGGGTGATCACCAATTTCAGAACCAGCACTGCCCTTAGTTACACCAGACCACTGACCAAAGTCCTTTGCTTGGTTTCCCATCTTGTGTGAGATGAACCCAACGTTGACTAGTTTATTATTATGACACGCCACCAGTGCAAGGTCTGCCTTAGGTGTGCCACTTACTTTATTGACACCCACAATGTGCTCGAACTTGTGCTTGCCCATCTTGATTGTCAAAGAAGGACACGTTTTATCCATCCTAGATCTAGGATCGTCAAGTTCTTTCTGAATAGCATCAGCAATTGCAGTATTCATATCATTGATGAAATGCAACTCACCCATCTCCTGGGTGCTAGGCATGTTCAACTCATACGAACTGTCTAACAATTCAGTAAGTTCTGCAAGTCTACCCCACCTTGCTGTAAGTTGCTGTCCTGCTGGTGGTTTGCCACCAAACTCAACACCTTTATGTACCTTACCAGATCCCAGAACAAGGTTACCCTTCTTGAAATTAATGCTAACGTTTTTCATAAAGTCAGGAGCTTGTGCTTTCGCTGCAGCAACAAAGGCATCCTCACTAAGTTTACTAATCTTGATTGCTACTGGGTCTCTCTTTGGAACCTTGAATTCAATTTCATCAAACACAAAATACTCACCATCAGTAGTTGTTAGTGGTGATCCAGCAACAACTTTTCTATGGATCTCTCTTAGGTTATTCTCGTATCTGCCGCTCCTGTTTAGGTGCGACCATGTAAGTGCTGTCATGAAAAAACCTCCCGTCTAACTATTTAGAGGGAGGTATGCTTTTTAGGTATTCTTTTTCCTGCGAATAAGGATGCTTATCTCCAGTCCAAAGTTGATATCCTTCTACGAGATCTGGGATCAACCACTGGTCCACCCGATAGCAATACTTCCAATTGACAGGTTGAATACAATTCATCACAACAACTTGGAAGAAAGCAGTTAGATGGATCCAGAAACTAAGCATCGGTAACTATGTAATTGATATTGATTAACACTCTAGTTTTTTCATCTGTGCAACTGTAACCAACATGCAATTGATTAGCATCAAAAACAACTAGTCTGTTAGCAACAGATTGAACGACTGTTCCATCATCAAACTCAGTATATCCATTGTTAGTATTGCAATAAAAGATTGCTGTCTTTGCGTTCTGATAAGTAACGTCTGTATGAAAGTTACCAAGAATAGAGTTTGTAGTATCTCGCGGATTGAGATTTGCTTTGACGTTGATGATGAGATTT